CCCTCTTTTCTTTCCGCGTGTCTTCAAATAGAAAATTGTTGCGCTTGTGTTGGGTGCATCTTGAATGCGGATTACTTCACCGTCTGGTGTTGACACCTCGCGGTGCGCTCCCTTAATCAATTCAAACAACTGACTTTCTGCGAAGTCAACAGCAAGGTCAGATAACGATTCAACCTTTGCTTTGTAGTCTTCATCTTCTTGCAACCAACGATAGTGTGTTGTTCTATCTATCCCTACAATCTCACACGCAGAAGTTACCACACCCAAAGTGCTTTCAAGAGCCTTTAGCATAGCAGTCTTTTTTAGTGTTGCGTTTTGTGGTTTGTTTTCTTCCTTGCTCATAATTTATAAATATAAAAACTACTCTCGTTTACTTTTCGAAGGTAACAACTACCCTAATTTACTCTTGTAATGGTTAATAAGTTGCTCCATTTTAGAATCGTAGTATTTCGAGAATGTTTTGAAGCCGTCGTTGTCCTGTTCGAATAGTCTGAATAGAACACCTCTAAGACGTTGTGAGGGCTTCTTTAACGTATCTTCAAGTTCAGACTTTAGTGATTCAACTGCATCCAGTTCTTCGCGCTTAAAATCTTCATCTTTGAAAGCGAGGTATCCGAATTGATTTGCTATTGTGAATAGTTCAGACGCTTGTGAAGGACTTAACTCGTTTGTTCCAAAGGTTAGTTTGAGTGTCTTGTCCTTCCTTGTTCCTACTGATTCTAATTGTGCTGGAATGATTATCATATGCTAAAGATACAAAATGAATTATTCACAATCAATAGTTGTTGAAATCTATTTGTATATTGTTTCACTACTTTTATTATATTTGAATACTCGATTTTACTTTAAAGCATTGCCCCAAGCATTGTGCTGATTTTAAGTAATCGAGTACGGTGTGCGGGGCAACTTCTTTTGTAGCAATTTGAGAAATGGTCTTGTCCACATTCAACCCATACCAACGAAGTGTGAAGTTGGTGAATGAACGTGATAATTAGAAGGAAGGTTATTTGTAGTGGTAATGGATGACGTTAGTATCATTTGTGAGATTATACAATTAACCAGTAACAACAGTTGTAAATAATCCAAGCAATGCAGAGGTGCAACTTGGGGGTGAAACTTAGACAAGTTAACTGATTGCCTGTGACCCATCAGGATCTTCTGAATTATGAGTAACTACTAATCACTATTAAGTAGTAGTTAAAAGGATTAATGATAAGGCATAAATGCGAGTTTAATGTCTTTTCACCCATAAACCTTTCTATGTCCACAACTAAAATATATGAGTAAAATAAACAAGAAAGCAAAGCAAGAATTATTCATTCAATTGCTTACTAACTACAAGACAAACAATGTTATAACGTGGCATCACTTCCAACACGGTCACTTTCGCGTTTTCACACCGAATAAGACAGTTGATTTCTTTTTGAGTGGTATGCGTTGGCACGACATTAATAAGAACACCAGAGGCGACGTATCGAGTTTACAAGAATTTCACTTGTACATTTAGTCAACGTTGACGTCCTTCATTGATTCAAGAAACGTATTAATGTCTTTCTTTACGCAAGGCGAACAAGTAGAACGCTCGTTAAAAGCGCCTGTGGCTTTATCCTTGAACGAATAGAAGCGAAGCATATCTTTCTGTTCCAAACGTCCCTGCGCTTTCATTTCAAGAAGAAAACGTTTGAACTCTATTTGTTCTTCCATTGAAAGAACACCGTCCCACTTTGACGCAGGACAAGATGCGAAAGCTAACTTTGCTTTGATAGGCATAACACACCCACAAAGTTTGATTGACTTACGACGAAATAGGACTTCGGTTTCTACTTCGTCACCAACGATCAATGGACCGCAAGACTGCGTTGATGCTTCAAAGAATTTACAGGTGCGACAGATTTCTAACCTGCGCTTATACTCATTACTTTTTGCGAATAACATTTGCTCTTATTTTTTGTTTGATATTATCAATGGTGCGGTAAAGGAAAGGCATTGGTATTCCCGTTTGTTTTGACAGCTCTCGGTAGGTAAAGCCTTCGAATATGTATTCTTGAAAGATTAAGCGTTCAAACTCACTCAGACGACTAATTAAAATATCCAGTTGCTCGTTTGTCATTCGTGCGCCTAACCACGTCTTGTCGACTTCGTGCGCATATTCTTTGAAGTCGCGTCTATTTCTATTCCAAGCAATCGTTTGTTTGTAAAAAGGTGAGGTTGGAGAGTTAACTGCGAGATACATTACACGAATAAGATAGAACTCGAAGTCGCCTGTATCAATTAGGTTTTCTATATGCTTACTTCCAAACATTGACAACAAAGAATCGTGAAGTAAGTCTTCGTAGTAATCTTCACCTCGCGAAATATTCTTCGCAAGTTCTTTGAACTTTTTGTAATGTCCTTCTATGTAGTGGTCAAGTGTCACCCATTAAAGTATTCGTCGATAACTTTGATTGCTTCTTCATTACCCTTACAAATATAAGAACAATACCCCCTGTTTCTCAATTGCTCCTGCCAACGCTTCTGCTCTGGTGATGCAGTACCACCTTTCTCCTTCTTCATCTCAATAGCAAGACCGTGAAACTCTCCGCGTGGTTCGTAAATGAATAGGTCGGGAAAGCCTTTCACGTAGCCTGTGCGTTTCATCTTGATCGCTTGCAAATAACTCGTGCGCATACCACCTGCGGAAGCACAATACAACGCGTCGGGATATGCTAAACGAAGGTACTTCACAACGATTTCTTGTTGGTTTGATTCAGATTCAGGCGTTGTTTTACGCTTCACACTACTTTTTTTGTATGTTTTCTTAAAAGTTTTTACGTTCATTTTCAATCAGTTATAAATTATTTTCAAAAAAAGTTTATTTTTTTCTTGCTATCTCAAAAGTTTAGCATATATTTGTCAAACAATTAACAACAACACCAAAGATAAACAAAATGAAAGCACAAGATTTAAAAATAGGTTCAACAATTCAAATCGAAATCTACACAACAAACGAAACAGGTGAAATGGTAGCAAAAAATGTTATTGTTCCTATTACACGTTGTTCTGAAACTTATGTGTGGTTTAAGCATACAGGTTTGCAAAGAGTTGGAAGAACAACAATTGAAAAAAATCCTACTGTATATAAAATAGTTTCTTTATAAATTAACCAAATAATCAAATGAAAAAAACACTACTCTACATCGCGCTTCTTTTCGCAGGAATGTTAATCGCAGGAACGATTGACGAACAAACAAGACAATTAGAACAAACCCCAAACCACACAACAAAATGAAAGTAGAATTAATTCAAAAAACCACGCTGACCGATATGTACTACAAGATCGTAGTCAACGGAGAGTTTCATATGTCTTACAACGACTACGACGAAGCGGTACGCGCTTACGACCGCATCAAGACAGCCATACCACGCGAAGAAATCATCTTATCAAAAGAAATCTAAAACCAACAAATCAAATGAACAATGAAAATTACTACAAAACACCTTTTCTTTTCTTCGAAGATATCGTTCTTCTTACAGAAGCTATTATCATCACCCAAAATTATTATGGTGATAAAAGAAGTGGAGCATTGGATTGGGATACCTCTTGTCAAAAGAGAATTGACCAACTTGAACGAGTGCTCCACAAAATACATTCAACGCATTACAAAGAACTACCAGAGCCACCAAAAGAAATCTAACTTTGTTTGTGTTTATTCGTCAGCGAACGCTTACAACCTAACGCACAACGAGATAGCAGCCAACATCGAGAAATGTCAAAAACTTTCAGAAGCGCGTTGGAACGACCAACTTATTGAATATATTTGTAACCACTAAAAATCAAAATCAAAATGTACAATCCTAAAATCACTTATCACTTTTCAATGGACGACGTTAAGCGTCTGAATGAAGAAATCAAATTAATTGCAAGAAACTTCGAACAGGAGAACGGTTGGTTTCACGAGAACGAAGGTCGCCAGTTCACCGACGAAAAAGGAAACATCTTCGACTTCGATGTTCTTGGTCGCTTCTTTCGCAAAGACGAACCATTATTCGACATTCACTATGTCCGTTTGAAGAAAGACGGAATCACTTTCGAGTTCGACTATCGTATCTTCCAAGACCATATCTAAAATGGGTTACTACAAGCGAATAAGCGAGGAAGAGCAGATGTCAGCCAACGAATGGTTCTGGCAGAACGAAGAAGCGAAACTCGCAAACAAATTAGAAATTTATATAAATCAACAACAAATAAACAACAACACAATGAGCATCATCGCCCAAAACAACAACAACAACAGCGGAGGACAGACAGTTCCCGCAGGTACACACGTCGCACGTTGCTACCAAATCATTCACATCGGAACGATTGTCGACACTTATCAAGGTGAAGAGAAATTGGTAAACAAAGTTCGCTTAGTCTTCGAACTGCCATTGGAAACAGCTGACTTCGGTAAAGGTGAACAACCCTTTTCTATCGGACGCGACTTTACTCTTTCAATGCACGAAAAGAGTGGCTTACGCGCTTTCGTTCAATCGTGGCTTGGAAAGGCAATGAGCGACGCAGAAGCGAACAAATTCGACATCGGTACTTTGTTAGGTAAGGAAGCAATGGTTAGCGTAATGCACCGCACAGCGAACACAGGGCGCACCTACGCAGACTTAAAAGGAGCGTCACCACTTGCGAAAGGTATGACTTGCCCACCACAAGTTAACGCAGCGTTTCTTTTGGACTACGACAGCGAAGATTTTGACATTCGATTCAAGATGTTACCAGAATGGCTTCAAAACAAAGTTAGTTCGTCTGCTGAATTCAGTCAACGATTGGAGCGTTCTGCGGATCAAATGAACAAGGCGAAGGCAATGTTGGAGCAAAGCGGTTTAGTTAAAGAATCAAAGTGGAATGAACCAATAAAAATGGACGACGAAGACGAGTTGCCATTCTAAATTATAATGTGTCTTATAAGGGGCGAAAGATTGAATTCCCGTCCCTTATAAAGCCACAATGACTTAATGAATCAAAAACCATACAATGAAAAAATTAGTATCACTTGAAAAGCGCGTTGAGAATCTACTCAAAAAATACAAGACGCTTCGCAATAATAACAAAGCTTTATGTGTAAAAGTTTGGGAACAACAGTTCGAAGAAAGAAAAGACATCACAAGTAATTTCTTTGCGATGTACGAAAGCGGAAAGTACGTTAGTGCTGACAACATCACACGCATAGCGCGATTGATTAAGGAACGCAATCCAGAGTTACGCGGAACGAACCACGAAGAAAACAAGAAGAAAGCGCAACTAATCAAACCACTATTGAAGAAATGAATAAGCAAATCTATAAAACACCTTTTGGGCGACTTGTCAAAAGTCAATTTAAGACGATGAACAACTTTAAGAACGTTCTTCGAATCAGCGACCCAACGGCACGACTTTACGTCGCACATCCAGAGCGAATGCGAATCAAAGACTTTAACAACATTTGCCTTCACACAGGACTTTCACGCGAAGAAGTATTCAGCACATTTACACCAACAATCTTAATAAACGAAGAAAATGACTAACGAACAAATTAGACAAGAGGTTGCAGAAATGATTCCCTTGCGACATATGGAAAGATTCGAATTGCTTTGGACGATGATAATTCCAAAATACGAAAGGTTAACTGCGGATCAAATTAAACAACAACAGGAAATGGAGAACGAAAGAGATATGTTCTGGAG